AGTTTGAGTTTCTATTGCTTGATCTCTTGCTTTTTCTTTTGTTTTCGGTTGTTTTAATTCCATTTTATTTTTTCCTCATTTGTTTGCTTAATCTAAAACTATTAATAAAAACTCATAAGCATAGTTTTTTAAGTTGTTTAATTTAATCTATAAATAAATAGTTCGTTTTCTTCGTGTTCGTTTCCGTCATAGTAACTTATAAAATGTCCTCTTCCGTCTGATGCGATAGCTTCATTAATAAACTTTTCAATATTTTTAATACTATTTAAAAGCATATTGTTTGAACTTTCGCAATGTTGCTGAACTGATTTAATTATATCTATATCTATTTCAGTATGAAAAGATAAAAAAGAAGAATTAAAAGCCCATATAGATTGTTTAATATCTTCTTCGCATCTTTTTTGAGCTTCTTTATCATTTAAAACTAAATATTCTTGATCACCAATAAAATATGTAGTTTTACCTTCTTTTGTTATATCTGAATATTCGCAATTAGTATGCTTTTTTAAAGCTTCTATATTGCTTCTATTTCTTTCCTCTTCTTTTGTACTCATTGTTTTTTATCCTTTATTTGTTATTAAAAAAATTATTTAAAATCTTTTAATCTAATTTTAATATTATAATGTTCTTTTAAATCTTGTTTTAATTCTTTGTAATCTTCGTAGAATTTATGGTTATCAGTACCCGAAAAATAATTTAATATTTCTAATTCATATAAATAACCAAACTTCTTGTAATGTTTGTTTTCTAATTTATTTTGTACTATTAAAAAGTTTTTATTGTCTTTATCTATGCTGATTGCTTTAAATGTGTTTTCTTTCATTGTTTTTTCCTATACCCCAAAGTTTCTAGATTAAATATCTCTATTGTTTTAGACGCTTCATCTATCCCAAATTCTTTATCTATTTTTTGCAAAGTCATACTAATTAAATTACTTGAATAGGGTTTTATATGTATAGTTTCTACATATTCTTTTATTTCATTCCTTAGCTCTTTAAGTGTTTTGCTCATTGTTTTCCCTTTGTTTGTTTGTTTAAAATTCTTTTTAAATAAAATATAAAACTATAAATATAAAAATATAAAACCCTGTTAATAATAATATACAAATATGGATCGGTTTTTTTCTGTTTTTTTATGGTTTTTTTCATATTTGGTTGAAAATCTTGAACCCTGAGATCCCTGAGATCAACTTAACAACTCTTCTGAGATCCCTGAGATCAACTTAACAACTCTTTAATTTCTGCCTTTATTCTTTCCCAAAAAAAGACAATAAACACTAAAAAAACTATGCTGTCTAATATCATCATTAAAACCCCTTTTTTAACATTAAGTTAACCATTTCAAGCAAATTTTCTTTTTTATCTACCTTTTCTTGTAATGATTTTATTTTATCTTTTAATTCTTCAATTTCTTCTTTTAAGTTCATAATATTTAATTTTAAACTATTTTTTTTTATTTGTAAATCATCTTTCATATTTATTTTTCCTTGTTTGTTAAACCTAAGACAAGAGAGTTTTTTAGGCTCTCTTGTTTCTAGCTTTTGCCGTCATCAGTTAGGAATTTCTTTTTTGTATTTCTTTCTGGCTGTAAATCTCTTGTACCTCTGCGTTGTCAATGTCTTTAAAATCAAAAAGCATACCTCTTTCGTCATAGCTGTTTGAAATTCTAAACATTTTATTAAACGGACTTTCTTTCGTCCAAAGTTCACAGCGCATATTTCCGTAGGCGTCGCCTTCTTTGTTGTTAAAATCAAGAATGATTTCGAAAGCGTCCTGTAATATCCTAGCTTGTCTAGGTGTTAGTTTGTTTTTTTCTAATTTCATTTTTGTAATTGTTTCAATGGTTTTTTTATCCTCTTTACTTAAAGCTGTTAACCATTCCCTAGATATATCTGAAATGTGAACCTCATTTTTTAAATCAAAATTTCCGTCCGTTAATTGTGCATAAACATAACCTTTTTCATCTATTCCACAACCTGCACTTTTTAATATTTTAATTCTCATCTTATTTTTCTCCTTGTTTTGCTTTCATTAGTTTATCTTGTATGTTTTCTAAAAAGTCCTCTTTTAAAAACTCTTGATAATCTTTTTTATTTTCATATAAATCAGAATTTAATTGTAAAAAGAGTAAAATATTTTTTCCTATTGTTTCATAAAGGTATAGTATAAAAGCTATTGCTCTTATCTCTCTTAATGAAAGTTTAACATTTACTTTTTTGTTCATCTCATCTTCCAAGAAATGCTCGTTTGCTACTACTTCTACTTTAAAATCTTTTTCAAATATTTCTAAATCATAATGTAGAATTAAGTATTTCTTTAAATCGTTGAACTCTTCGAACTCTTCATGTTCTATAAAGTTTTCTTCTATGAAATCTTTATTTAATTTAACTACTACTAATTCGTAAACGCTGGGATCTGAGAAGCACTTACTTATGCAAAATTCATATCCTTTAAATGTTTGGTATTGTCTTTTTTCTTCCATTTTAAAACCCTTTCTTATTTGTTATGTAAACAATTTACAAAACCTTTTTTTTAATATCAAACATTTTATTTATTTTATCTAAACATTTCTTTTTATATGGTGTTGATTGATTACCCAGCACACGCCACGCCCTAATTATTTAAGAACTATTTTCTTTTTTTGGTTGCTAGGTTGTTTCTGACTAGGTAGGAGTGATTTGACTAGTGCAAGTGTGTCCTATAGTATTCCTTGCAAAACCATAGTTAACGACTAACTATAAATAGTAATAATTTAATAAGGTATATATCAATATCAAGAAAATAAAAAATTGTCGTAAACGACTAATTATAATAGAGATAGGTATTACAGTTAAAGTAATGGTTTAAGGTAAAAAATATTAGATTACAAATCCTAAATTTTGGTGGTTTTTTATTGATTTTTACCCCTAAATTACTTCTATGCCAAAATATGATTATCAATGTTTAGAATGCGACAAGATATTTGAAGTGGAACAAAAGATGGCTGATGATCCACTTGAAGAATGTTTATGTGAAAATGAAAAATTCTTAGTAAAAAGGATACCTTCTAAGCCATTATTAGTCATAAATGATGCAGGTTCAATGCCTGATCGCAAATTATACAAAGAATTGGATATAGATTAGCGTGTTTGACTACTGTTCTTTAATCGACAAGAAATGCTCGTTTGCTGGTAAGGAAAAGGGTATAACTTATTGTGGGTTACACACAGGATTACAGATACAAAACAGAATTGAATACATACAATCGTGTCCAAAAACAAAATTTAAAAAGAGGAGATAGCTATGCCATATCATACTGGAAAGAAAAAGAAGAAAAAGAAAAAAGGTAAAAAGAAATGAAAGTGAAAGCACCAAGAGGATACCACTTTATGAAAAAGAAGGGGAAGTTTAAATTGATGAAAAATCCCAAAGGTGGATATAAAAAACACAAGGGTTCTTCATTGACAATGAATATGCCTGTTGTCAAAAGACATAGTAAATGAAAGAAGAAAGTATTTATAAACAACCGAACGGAGCAGGGAAAGGCGATGTACCTCGTCCAATGAGTATATCTAAAAAAGAATACGAAAAGCGTTGGGAAAAGATATTTAGAAAAAAGGACAAGAAGTAATGTGGGAATTATTTAAAGATAAAAACGAATACAATGAAAAGAATATTATTGGGTTTTTATCCTTTGCGTTGATGTGTGTATTCGGCATCGTGGATTTAGCTATGGGTATTGTTGGTATAGAGCTAATGGTAAACGACTACATTTATAACTCGTTCGTCTGGGTGACACTTGGTTCATTCGGAATCGCAGGAGCAGAAAAAGTTTACAAGAAATGAGGAAGTCATTATTCCAAGATCGCACCAGGAAGTCAAATGGAGCAAAAAAAACACGACAAGGTATGAGCAGTAATACTAAGTATGGAACGAAAGGTTCTAAGAAATATTATAAAAAGAAATATAGAGGACAAGGTAAATGAGTAATATCGAGTTAAAGAAAGCCAATCAAATGGCTGCTATTGATTTAATGATACATAATCCTGATTTAAATAAAAAACAGTTAGCCGAGCAGATAAATGTAAGTCATAGAACGATACAATCTTGGTTTGCCGATGATCGCTTTGTTGATATGTATTATAAAAAGTATATGGTTTCTTTTAATGCAAAGCTACCTATGGTATTAAATAGTATGATTCGTGAAGCAGTTGAGGGAAATGTCCAAGCAGGGCGTCTGGTATTAGAACATTCAGGGAAACTAGTTAAAAACATCAATGTAACTGTAGATAGTCCATTTGAAAAATTCTTAAAGGCAGAACAGATAGACGCAGAGGATATACTTGACGCAGAAAGCGAGGAAGTTGCAGAAATAATAGAAACGCTTCCAGAAAGAAACCCAGAAAACGACAAACCCAAAAAGCGTCAGATAAAAGAAAAGAAAGCAGTAGAAAGAATCAAGGAAGGTAAACCACCTTCCAGGCAAAAGAAAAGAGAAGATAGAGCTAATAGATACGCACTATTACAACGAGCTAAGAAAGTTGGATTAGAGCCATTGCCATCAAGGCGTCCGACTGCAAGTGAAAAAAGAAAGTGGTTAGAGAAGTTAGCAGAATTAGAAGCTAAGCAATCCCATACTCATCAGGCATAACATCATACTCTTCAAAAATTTCTGACATTTCCATTGAGATATAAGCTACATCTAATAAATCTATATCTTGAGATGCAAGTTTTTTAGATGGTGCTACTTTGGAGCATACAAATCCTAAAAGATCATTATTGGCTTCAGATATTCTTTTTATCTGTGAAACCATCTTAAATATCTCTTTTATTAAATCGTCCATATTATAGTTTACGCATACTTGTTGAAAGATTCCTTATAAAATCGTCCAAAAACTCATCTACTTCAGTTTCAATCTTTTCTTTTACTATGTCAAATGCTTCTTCATCAGAGGTGTAAAAGAATTTTCTTTGTGGCACTTTTCCATACTTTCCTTTATAGCCACCTTCTTTTAAGTGTGGTTCGTATTGCTCTTCATTTGTACCGTAGGAAACTTTCATTTCATTAGTGTTTGTTTTTATAGAGCTTCTTGAGTGTAAACTTTTTTTCAAGTTTCCAGTTCTGTCCATAATAGGACGATTAGGACGATCAGTAATTTTTACATATTTTTCACTTAATGTTTGGAAAGGTTTACCATCAATATTTTTTTCTTTTCTAAAAGTATCTCTTACTTTCTTTTTTGCGAAGTCAGCTATTCGTTTTAGTCTTTTGTTTACTAATTGCTTTATAACTCTAGCTTGGACTTTGTGAAAGTTAAAATTAACTTTGTTGTTGATCTTGACTATCATCTTCTACTATCTCTACTTCATTCATTGATTTATTATCTGCAATTACTTGTATAGCATCTTCAATACTTAAATCTCTATTTTCATCTGCTAACAATTCTGCTTGAGTAGTTAAGTTATGTTTTAGCTTGTATTCATTCAACATAATCTTATCTTGAGTAGTCATAGGATATTCAACTTCAGAGAAATCTACTTTAAATTGTGAAGGTTCAGGTAAGCCAAGATTATTAATTTGAGATAAAGCATATTCTACTTTATAGAAATCTTTTTCGTATTGACGATATAATTCTTTGTCATCAATAAAATCTTCGTGGCGTTCTAAGTCTTTAATCATTAAAGATATACCACTTGGCACTTCACCACCTGATTGTGCAAAAGTAACAAACAAGTGATTATTCAATGCGACTAATTCTATTTGCCATTTAATGTTTTCAATAACATCTCTTACATTTCCTTCTGGAGATACAATGTCGTAATTACTTCCTTCTGGCAATGTTAATATTTCATCTGATCCTGCTCTTACATTTGCGTTATCTGATATAAGTCCAGTTACAACTGGCTGTCCAAACATTTGGAATCGTAATCCTAATTGCATTTCAGTCATTGTAATATTGATATGTTCATTCGCAGACACCAAGTCTGATGCACCTTCCACAAAGAAAGAATCTAATTGTTCTTCTCTGTGTGAAAAAACAAAAGGTAATACGCCAAGATTGTGTTGTATTTCTTCTAAGATGTTTCCATTATCATCAAACTTAATATGTCTATCTCTATCCCAGTAAGCATACATTAAATCATCTGTATCAGATAAATCTGCGTGTCCGTGCATCATTGGATATACAATAGCTTCAGGTTTGTATGGATTTTCACCAAAATAAGGTTCAAAGTAATAAATAGGACGATACTCAAATCGTTCTTCCATTTCATCATACATAACATAAGTTGCACAAGTACCAAGCAAACGAGTCATTCGTTCCATTTGTTTCATACGAGCATTCTTAACTGATGACAAATCAACATACCTGTCATTTACATTCCTCTTAGCACCAATAGTATAAATTTTTGACATACGATTTACAAACTTTTTTACGATGTTTGTATTGTAATGTGGGATTTCCTGGAAGGCGTCAGATTTAAAATAACCCTCTATGTATTGCTCGGTTAAAGAGCCAGAATAATAATCTAAAAACTTTCTTACTTCCTCTCTTCTAGCTTTCGCTTGTTCTTCTTTAAAGTTAGTTAATGAATCTTTTATAATCTCTTGTGGGGTTAAAACCATTTAGCGTTCCTTTTATCTTGGTATTCTTCCAACGAAATTACTTCTAATTGGAAATCTATTCAAGATAAAATATCTGAAAGCATCGCAACCGTGTTCGTAGAAGCCATCTTTGATAGGATTGTTAGAGATAGCTTTCCCTTCTACTGCTTCAGGAAATCTATATCCTTCAAAATCTTCTGCGATACCTACACATTTTTTATCTATTTTTATTCTTCTTAAACCATCTGCATTTTCAAAAAATCCACGACAATAACTAACACCAGATTGTATATCACGAGATAGTTTGTCCATTCTATATTCTACAAATATTCCGTGTCTGCGAAAGATGTGAATATCTCCTAATCCAGATTGTCCTTGTACAAAGCTACCAGCAGGATCGCCATAGTAAGTAATTACTGGATAATTCTTTTTCTTTATCATTTCAGCTAATTTATCTGTTGGTATATTTCTTTCGTGAATTATTTCATCAATAATATTAATATGCCAATTACCATCTTGTTTAAATGTTTGAAACCATAATACCGATGGCATTCTAAATCCAAAGTCCATTGAACAATAGGTTGGTAAATTTTCTTGATATGGAACATCGCCCATATCTATTTCTCTGTCAAATGGATATACTCTTCCTTCCATTGAAGTAAACTTTGCAGCAAACTCTTGATCAAATAATTCTTTAGACATATTACGCTTTCTTTCCTGGATAAAAGAATCTTTTTTTCCTTCAGGGAAAGCATATTGATTTTCCCAACTAGGAGATTGTTGTGAATACCATTGAGGATCTGTTTGCCCTAATAAATATAAATCATAAATCCAATTAAACCCTTCTGGGGTAGTAATAAAGATTGCTTTACCTTTTCTATCTACAAGAGTAGGAGATAAATACATATCCCAAATTCTTCTTGGCATTTTTGCTGCTTCATCAATAATTAATAAATCTACACCTTCTCCAACCAATGAGTCTGGATTTTCACAAGACATACCTTCTACTGTTGTTCCCCACTTGAACTTGATATACTGTTCTTTTTCTGATGCTCTGTCAATATCGTTTGCTTTACCTGCAACCATATCTTTCCAAATTTCTCGGAACATTAATCGTGATTTTTTGTAAGATAATCCAACAAGCCATATTTTTTTATTAGGTTGTGCTGCGTAAAATTCAGCTTCACGAAATGCTGCAGTAGTCTTTCCATATCTTCTACCACAGATGTTTACGAAATAAGATGCGTCAGGTTTGTCTGGAAAATGTAATTTCCTTTGCCCTTCGTGTGGTTGATATTGCATATAATCGAACCACTTTTGCTTGAACTCAAACTCTTTTATTTTCTTTGACATTCTGATTGTCATTAATTTAATTCATATTTAACTTAATACCATATAATAATCCACTTAAGGAGTTAAAATGTCTGAAGAAACGCAGAATACAGCCGTTGAGGAAGCTGTAAAAGAACCTCAAGTCAGTCAAGACGAAAAAAAGACACAAGAAGCTGTTCCATATTATCGTTTTCAGGAGCTAGTGAAAGAACGAAATGAATTAAAATCACAAGTTCAAGAAGTAGCAACTGCACAGGAAGAACAGCGTAAAAAAACCTTAGAAGAGCAAGGCGAATACAAAGCTCTGTTAGTTGAGGAACAAAATAAGAATAAAGATCTTGAAGCCAAGTTTAATGAGGTTAATGAATCTTTTTCTAATTATGTAAATCAAGAAAGAGAATCTCTTCTAAGTAAAATTCCTGAAACGAAAAGAGAAAAATTTGAGAAGGTAGATGATTTATCTCTTTTGCGTGACATAGTTACCGAGTTTGATAAAAAAGCTGGAGTCAATGTAGGACAAGTTGAAAATCAAGTGTCTGTACAAAAGTTTAAGGGTAATCCTTTTTCTGATATGGACACCAGTTCAAAGCGTAGAGATTCGCATAAGAGTTTGATAAGTCATTACCTTAAAAAGAAATAATCATTTTAACTTTTAAGGAGAGTAAATAAAATGGCTGACGGAAATGTAACAACAACAACAGCTGCCAATTTTATTCCTGAAATGTGGAGAGATGCTATTCTTGATTATGCTGAAAGAAAATTTCAGTTAAGAAATCAGGTATTAGACTTCTCATCTATGTTAGCAGGTGGTGGCGACATTCTAAATATACCTAAGGTTACTGAAGAAACTGCTGCATCTAAAAGTGCAGGAACTGCAGTAACATATACTAACAATACCGATGGTGTTATTCAACTTGGCGTTGATCAACATCATTACGAAGCTAAAAGAATCGAGGACATCGTAAGAGTTCAAGAATCTGCTGATCTATTCAATGCTTATGCACAATCAATGGGTTACGCTTTAGCTAAAAAAGTAGAAAACTATATTGCATTATTAATGCAAGGTGCTACTGGTAATGATGTGTCACTTTCAACTGACAACACTTTCACTACTGCATTAATCAGATCTGGTTTACAGAAACTTCTTGATGCAGGACACGATTACACAGACGGAGAACACTACTTCTATTGTTCACCTGCTGCGTATATGTCACTATTATCTTTAGGCGACTTCACAGAAGCACAAAAAAGAGGAGATGCTGAAAATCCTCTAGCTTCAGGAAGAATCATTAACGCTTATGGATTAGAAGTGTATGCAAGTACAGACTGGGACGATGACGGTGGTAGTGGCGATGAAACTGCTACAATCTTCAACAGAAACTCGATCTACTTTGCACAGCAGTTAGCTCCAAGAGTTCAATCATCTTATGATATTGATCACTTGGCAACTTCTGTTGTAGCTGATGTTTTATTTGGAGCTGCTTTATCACACGCTGCAAATTCAACAGCAATGGGTATTGTTAACTTCAACAATGCGTAATAGTTAATTAGGGGAGCTTTATGCTCCCCTTAACTAGGAGATAATATGGCTAATTTTACATCAACGCATACTGGAAGTGTAGTCGATGCAGCAGTAACTAAGATTACTGCAACCTCTTCATCAGCAACTGAATTAAACATTTTAGATGGTGTAACTGCAACTACAGCAGAGATTAACATTCTTGATGGCGTTACTGCAACAACTGCAGAAATAAATATTTTAGATGGTGTCACAGCGACTGCTGCTGAAATCAATATACTAGATGGGGTAACCTCTACTACTGCAGAGTTGAATATTCTTGATGGAGTGACATCTACTGCTGCAGAGTTGAATATTCTTGATGGGGTAACATCAACTGCAGCCGAGCTAAATGTATTAGACGGATATACTGGTAGCGTAACAGAATTAAACTACTTAGATACTTTACACGCCACAGGCGTAACTGCTACAGAATTTGACTATCTTGATGGCGTTACTTCTAACATACAAACACAATTAGATGCAAAGATTGAAGCAACTCTTACTTCTGAACAAGTTCAAGATATAGTAGGAGCAATGTTCTCAAGTAATACTGAATCAGGTATTACAGTTTCTTACGAAGATGGTGATGGCACAATAGACTTAACAGTAGCCACACAATCAGATAATAATTTTACAACCACACTTTTAAATAAATTAAATGCAATAGAAGCGAGTGCAGATGTAACAGATACTACTAATGTAACTTCAGCAGGAGCATTAATGGATTCTGAAGTTAGCAACCTTTCTTTTGTAAAGGGTTTGACAAAAGGTATTAGTGATGGAAATGTTTTAACAGCTAATGATGCAGTTGCAGATAATGATTTTCTTAGAATTGATGGAACAGAAGTAGAAGGTAGAACTGCAGCAGAAGTAAGAAGTGATTTAAATGTAGAGGACGGAGCTACTGCAGATCAGACAGCTTCTGAAATAAAAACTTTGGTTGGAAATGCTAGTGACTCTAATGTATTTACAGACGCTGATCACTCTAAGTTAGATGGTATTGAGGCAAGTGCAGATGTTACTGACGCAACAAATGTAACAGCTGCTGGTGCATTAATGGATAGCGAACTAACAAGTATCGCAGATGTAAAAGCTTTAGATCAGTCAGTAATAAGTGGAGCTTCGCCTACATTCGGCACAGCAAATATGACTGATGCTTCTAACAAAAGATTTATGACTGATGCTCAAGAAACAAAACTTGATTCAGTTGAAAGTAATGCGACTGCCGATCAAACCGATGAAGAAATACAAGATATTGTAGGAGCAATGTTTAGTAGTAATACCGAAACTGGAATTACTGCCACTTATCAAGATGCTGATGGAACAATAGATTTAGTTGTTGGCACACTAAATCAAGATACTACTGGTACGGCTTCAAAAGTTACAGTAGCAGATAGCACAGCAAACACAAACTTTCCAGTTGTATTTCACGATGAAGGAACAGGAAATGTTTTATTAGATGACACAGGTGCATTAAGATATAATCCAAGTACAGGAGAATTATTAGTTCCTAAACTGACTGTAGCAGGAACAACTACTCAAGTAGATACAGTTACTATGGAAGCAGCAAATGCTATTATATTTGAGGGAGCAACAGCAGACGCACACGAAACAACATTATCTATTGTTGATCCAACAGCAGATCACACACAATACTTAATTAATCAGGGTGGGTATATTCCAGTATTAGCAGCAGCTACAACAACTGCTATTACTTCTACCCCTGCTGAACTAAATGTGTTAGATGGAATTACTTCTACAACAGCAGAGCTTAATATCCTTGACGGAGTAACAAGTACGGCTGCTGAATTAAATATTCTTGACGGAGTGACTGCTACTGCTGCCGAACTAAACATAATGGACGGAGTAACAGCTACCACAGCAGAATTGAATTATGTAGATGGAGTAACTTCAAATATTCAAACGCAGTTAGACGCAACACTTGATACAGCAGGAACTGGTATAGATATATCAAGCACTACTATAAGTGTTGATGTTTCTGATTTTATGACTAATGGTAGTAATGATAGAATACTTACTGCTACTGGTACAGATGCTATGAACGCAGAAGCCAATCTTACTTTTGATGGAACAGATTTAAAACTACTTGGCGATGATTTAGAAATGAGATGGGGTGCTGGGCAAGACTTCAAAATTTATGTAAGTAGTGATGATGCTTATCTTGTTAATATTAGAGAAGATAAAGATATACGATTTATGGTTAATGATGGTAATGGCACAAGTGGTGCTAATATTACTGCATTAAAAATAGATGCAAGTGATGTTGGAGCTGTTAAACTACCAAACGACAATCAAGTTTTATACATTGGTGCTGGTAACGATAGTTACTTTACACACAATGGAACTAATTCAATTTGGGGAAATAATACTGGAACTTTACAAATAAGAAATCACACTTCTGATGCAGATATGTTTTTATCTGTTAATGATGGCGGAAGTCATATTAACGCAATTCAAATAGACGCAAGTAATTATGGTAGAGTAATATTACCAAGCGACAATCAAAAATTAACTATTGGTGCAGGTTACGACTTAAACTTATATAACAATGGTTCGGTTTCTTATATCGCAAACAGTAACAATACTTTTAATATAGATCAAGGTGCAGCAGCCACTATGCAGATTAGAAACTTATCATCAGATCAAGATATAACTTTTTCTGTAAACGATGGTGGAAGTCAAATTAATGCAATTCAAATAGATTCAAGTGAAGTAGGGCAAGTTAAATTACCTAACGATAATCAAAGATTAAGTCTTGGAGCAAGTGATGATTTGGACTTTATTCACGATGGAAGTAATAGTATTATTGGAAATGCTACTGGCGATTTAACAATCAAAAACTTTGCACAAGATAAAGATATTATTCTTATGTCTGATGATGGTAGTGGTGGAGAAACTGCTTACCTAACATTAGATGGTAGTGCAGGTTATACTACTGTTCAGAAAACTTTAAGACTTGATGATAATGTTCAACTGCATTTAGGAACTGGTAATGATTTAAAAATTTATCACAATAGTTCTTCAAGCAATAACAATATAGACAATCATAATGGTAGTCTTTATGTTACTAACTATGTAGATGATGCTGATATTATTTTTAGAAGTGATAATGGTAGTGGTGGTGTTACTGATTATTTTTATTTAGATGGTAGTGCTACTAAAACAATATTTGCTCAAAGCACACAACACGCAGACAATGCTAAAGCTGGATTTGGAGCTGCATCAGATTTACAAATTTATCACGATGGTTCTCACAATTACATAGATACTAATAATGGTAACATTTATTTTAGAGATGATGCAGATAATAATATCTTTACTGTTTATAGAGAAGGTGGTGGAATACAACTATCTGAAGGTGATCTAAAAATACCTGCAACCTCTAAACTTTACTTAGATGGTGGTGGTAATACTTATATCTTTGAAGAAAGTGCAGATAATGTTATTCACTATGTAGGTGGACAAAATAAACTAAGATTTAATAGTACTGGTACAATTTTAAATGATGCAGGATTAGCATTAGACTTTAGAGTAGAAGGAGATACTGATCCTAACCTATTCTTTGTAGATGGTAGTGCAGATAGAGTAGGTATAGGAACTAACTCACCAAGTAAGAAGTTAGAAGTAGTAGGAGATGTTAGAATTGCAAGTGGTGGAGATTTAATATTATCAGATAGTGGTGGTGGTAATGATACTTTCTTATACAATGATAGTCAAAGTTTAATTGGATATATTAATGGTGCAGAAAGATTTAGAGTAAATTCATCAGGTAATCTCGGTATAGGAACTACCTCACCAAGTGTAGAACTTCATGTAAAAGATGCAAGTTCTCATGCACAATTAAGAATTGAAACTGATAATGCTGGTAGTGGTGCTTATCTTGAATTAGAAGATACAACTAATAAATATCAAATATATAATCTTGGTGGAGATTTAGGAATAGATGAAAGTGGTGTAGCTACAAGATTTATTATTAAAGACAGCACAGGAAACATTGGAATCGGCACTTCATCTCCAGTAGCTAAGTTAGATATAGAAAATTCAACTGCACCTACTTTGGATAATAATACTCACGCAGGGGAAGCATTATTTTTAAGAAGTGGTGGCTCTGGTGGCGATGGTAATGTTCAAGCAGTATTAGCATTTGGTAAAGCAGATGGTTCATCAAGAAGAAGTGGTAGTGCGATTGCATCTGTTCAAACAGATAGTGATGTAGATAAAGTAGGAATAGGTTTTTATACTTCTGATAGTTCTTCTTCATCGCAAACAATGGATCAGAGAGTGTTGATTGATCATGTTGGTAATATGCGTTTTTCAGACAATGGAGCTAACCCTTCAGCGTCAACTAATATGGCATTTATATTTAACGATGGTGGAGAAATGAAAGTATTAGATGAGTTAGGAAATACCACAACTATTTCCCCACACAATTTTGAATTAATTCCTGAAGGAGCATCAGAAGATATGGCGTTTGCTTATCATTCTACCAAGCATACACCAGAGGGTAAATTAAAAAAAGTCAATGTCGATATGATGAAATTGGCAAGATTAGTAGAACAACTTACTGGCGAAAAGCTAGTATATATTGAAGAAGGAGAAAAAGATGGCTAAAGTAATCGCAGAAAAAGCAGTAGAGTCAGTAGATGCACCAAAAATGGTTGAAATCAAACATACACGAATGATGAAAGACGCTGCAGGTAAAGATGTGGAAGTATTAGATTATGCTGAATCAAAATCAGTTGATGATGCTATATCAGAAGCAGAAGCAAGAAAAGCAAGTCTTGAAGCACAAGTAGTTGAAGTAGATGCTGAATTAGTAGATCTAAAAGCAATTAAGGGGTAGTAGTGGCTATTACATACAGGGGGGAACGCTTTAGAGGTTATAATAAACCAAAGCGTACCCCTAAACACCCTAAGAAGTCACACGCTGTATTAGCTAAGTCTGGTGGAAAGATTAAGTTGATTCGTTTTGGACAACAAGGCGTAAGGGGTGCAGGTAAGAATCCACGATCAGCAGCAGCGAAAGCAAGAAGAAGAGCATTTAAAGCACGACACAGAAAAAACATCGCTAGAGGTAAGATGAGTGCTGCTTACTGGGCGAATAAAGTAAAATGGTAAAGGATTAAAAATGGAAGTTGGAAAAAATACAAAATTTACACTAAGTATAGAAACTGCTGCTAGTATTGGTGTTACAATATTTATGGTAGTAGGATTATGGTTTAATCTACAAGCTGATATACAAGAAGCAAAAGAGCTTCCTGAACCACCAGTTAGTAGAACAGAATATGATTTAAAAGATCAGATGATTCGTAATAGTATTATGAATACAGAAGATAAAGTTGAAAAACTAGAAGAAAAAGTAGATGACATTAAAGAGGATACACGCAGTATTAATGATACTCTACTAAAAATGAATAATAATTAATATGAGGTACAAAGATGAATTATTACTATGGTATGGTATGGTTGCTTGGATTATTGTTATGGCAATCGCCCTTATACTCGCAGTCCGTTAGACTAGACAGCTTCCAAGATGTGCAGTTACTTAATGTACAGAATTGTTCTGTAGTACAAGTAAATGCAAGTTGGAATCATCAAAACAGAGTAAAAATTGAAAAACTAGCAAACATTTGCTATGTTGCAGAAATAGACATAGAGGACAAAGTTATTGGTGCTACCATAGCTAAAGAGTGGAACATTACAATCGTTCCTACTATTATTGTGCTAGAAAATGGTAAAGAGGTAAAACGATTTGTACCTGGAATTAGTATGAGATTCAACGAAGATACTATTATTGCAGATGTTAGAAAAGAAGTAAAACAATGAGAAAAAAAAGAAAATCGAGAGTCAATCAAGCAGGTAATTATACTAAACCTACGCTTAGAAAGCGTTTATTCAATAAACTCCTAAGAGGAAATAAAGGTGGTAATCCTGGACAATGGAGTGCTAGAAAAGCACAGATGTTAGCACTCGCCTACAAACGAGCAGGTGGTGGTTATAGATAATGGCTCTCAAGAAATCACAGAAAAGTCTACGCAGGTGGACGAAACAAAAATGGCGTACCAAATCTGGTAAACCTTCTAAGAAAACTGGTGAAAGATATTTGCCTGAACGACTGTTAAAAGCAATGACTAAATCAGAATACGCATACGAAACTCGAAAGAAACGCAAAGCGACTAAAGCAGGTAAGCAACGAGCTAAGTATTCTGCTAAAACAAGAAAAAGAATGCGTAGATATACATAATTTGTTATATTCAGTATTATTAAACATACTGGAGGACAAATGTCTAAAGAAACAAAACAAGATGAATTTAAAGTAGTGCTAGAAGATGGCAAAGAAGTAAAATTTGACGATCTGAAAGACGAGCAAAAAGTAATGGTAAATCAAATTAGAGATTTAGATATACAGCTCGGCAGAATGAGCTTTCAAGCACAACAACTTCAAGCTGCAAAGAATCACTTTTCTGCAGAACTTAATTCTTCTTTGAAAGAAGAGAAGGAAGATGCCTAAGTTAAATGTAGTTGCAGGTATCATAGATAAAGTAGCAGACAAAATCGATGACTTTACTCTTGACAAAGCAGAAAAAGCAGAACTCATACAAGAGATTAACAAAGCTCAAATTGAGGTTAATAAAGTTGAAGCAAACAGTAATAGTTTATTTGTTGCAGGTTGGCGTCCTTTTGTTGGTTGGACTTGTGGAGTAGCACTATGTTATCACTTCGTACTACAACCCTTCTTACTTTTTCTGTTACATTCATTTGGTTATCAAGTGGATTTACCAGTATTCGATATGACAACTCTCACGACAATACTTCTGGGTATGCTCGGTTTGGGGGGTATGCGCAGCTTCGAGAAAGTGAAGCGATCAGCATAATGGAGTTCAACGAAATCATTGAGAAAGTCCTTGAACACGAGGGTGGTTATGTCAATGATAAAGATGATTTAGGTGGGGAAACAAAGTATGGTATAACCAAACGATTTTATCCTCACCTTGACATTAAGAACTTAACTAGGGAACAAGCAAAAGAAATCTATTATCAAGACTATTGGATTCCTTCCAAAGCGTCTAAACTTCCTGCAGATCTACGATACGCTTACTTTGATTGCGTTGTAAATACTGGACAATATCGTGCAGTAAAAATATTACAACAAGCGTGTAATAATAAAAATACATTTGATATTAAAGAGGACGGCAAGATTGGAGCAGCAACAATATCTGCTTGTAAAAAATTAGAAGCAGATAGATTTATTTCATATAGAATTTTATTCTATTCTTTGCTAATTTCTGATAACCCCACACAAGAAAAATTTTGGTATGGGTGGTATAAAAGAGCTAAAGGAGAATAGATGCCTACATACATTACAGCTAGAGATTTAAAAGATACCTTTCCAAACTTAGACGAGTTTGACACAAAAAAACCTGTGTATGGTTGGGTGGCAGAATCTACAAATAGATATGTGTCACACGATTCTGGATTGGTAACTGTTCTTTTTGCAGACGGAAAAGATTTAGGTTCTGCACAATCAGCTTTGTCTGATGTAGATGCAAACGATGAATGGTTTTACGATTCAGCAGCAGACGCAGTATATTATTATAATAGTGCTAGTAGTCCAGAAGATTTATTGATGGAAGCAGGAGAAGATTTTGTTACATTAAAAACAAGAGTGATGCAAGACGCAAGTGATTATGTAGATTCTAAACTTGATTCTAATTTACCAAGAGAGCAATTTTTATTAAAAGATGGTACATACGACTATCTCATTAGACGACTAACTTCATTAGTCGCAGCATTCTTTTTAGTAAAAGGGAAAGATCCTACGAGTGAAATAGCAGAAGCGTTATTTGAAGAAGCACAAATGCACATTGCAGACTTAAATGCAGGAAAAGCAAAACTAAGTTATCAGAACACAGGAGATGCTTCAAAAGGCATTGTAAGAAAAATGTCTGTGTCTGGAAGTCTTAATATTGTTGACACTAGAGGAAATTACTTTGGTAGCTACGACAGATTAAAAGTTATTGTAACTACTGGTGGTGCTATTGGTACTGCGAAGTATTCTGTGTTTGCGAAAGATGACGATACTTTAAAAAATAATCAAGTGGTAACAGATGAAGTTATTAATGGAGATTATCAAGAATTAGCAGCAGGATTGCAGATAAGATTTCAAGGATCATCAGATAGTTCTACTGCAACACAAAATGATGAGTGGGAAGTAGAAGTAACAGGTATTTACGAAGAAACAGAAAATGCCTCTATGCGTTCAGTTAAAATGACTCGTAAAGATTTTAAACAATTCTATCGAGGTAAGAATGGCTCTCGCATCTACTAATGCCTGGAAAGTTAATGTCGAAGAAACGATACAAACTGCAATTAGAAGTGAGTTCTCAAATGCTCTCCCTATTTATAGAAGCAAGAAAACAAATATAGCAGGTAATCAATTTGCTATTCTTAGAGGGGAAAATTCAGAACCTCAAAATACTATGTATGCTAAACTAGGAAGTAATTATAATCTTTCATTAGAAGTATATATATCGGATAGAAAAAGAAACGATATAACTGTTAAGCATTTTTTTAAACAAATATCAAGAGTAGAAGAACTATTTTATTCTTTGGTGGAATTAAATCCATTGTTTAATGTTAGTATAAATAGTATAAATTATAATGACGATGAGGATATTAATGGATATAGAAAAGCAACTTTTGATTTGACTGTAAGGAATATTAGATAATGGCTATTAGTTTTAACAATGTTACATACGACAAAGTAATGACACCATTGCGAGATAAAATACGCACAGAGTTTAAGGGTGCATTGCCTGTCTATTTTGACAATAACTATAGAGATATAGGAACAAAGTCATTAAGAATATATCCTCAATCACAAACATTAGTAGAGAAGAAAACTCGTTCTTATCTCAATGTATATCAAATGGAAATGGATTATGTTATTAAAACATATAATGATAATGAAAAAGCATTAGATGAAATGTATAAAGATGTGAGTAGAATAGAAACTGTGTTGTTTAACAACTCACACGGTGGATCTACACCATACTTCTTTGAAAGTATGCCTACTATCGAGCATAATATAGACACAGATTTAGAGAATGTATATGTATCAAGAATAAGCGTACCAGTATTGTATGAAGAAGTTTATCAATCATTTGCGAGGTTTGTAACTTCCGATGATAAATTCTTTGTATTATCTAATGGTTCTTTTTATATTGTAAGGAGTTAATTATGGCTAAAAAGTACAAAAAGAAAGAAGGCGTCTTACCAAGAGGTACAAGTTACTTAGGGTTAGACTGGGCAGATTGGGCAAGATTAAAAAATGGTAAAGCTGTAGAGCTTGATTCTATGCCTAAAGAAGCCAAAGAATTTTTAGTAGAAATCAAAGATCAAAAAGTTAAAAAAGAGGTAAAGTGAAATGGCAGATTTAGCAGAAGGATTTAGTCCTAAACAGTTTCAGTTAGCCATCGCTGCTGAAGCAGATGGCATTGGTGGTGGAGAAGCCACAGACGCAGATTATAAATTTATTAATATTGATTCTATCGAGTTCCCATCTTTAAACCCACAACAGGTTTTAGATGTAAGACACGGAGCAGGTAGAACTATGAAAGCTGTAGATATGTTCTTATCCAACAAACTTACAGTAAAAGAAATTAGTTTTTCAGGTATTGCAGACGCTACTATTTTACCAATGCTTCTTTCAAATATTACAACCGATGCTTCAAGTGCTTATGAAATAGCAGGAAGTTACGCAGGTATTGATTTATCTTATGGAGATTCTGTAAGTGACAATACAAAAACATTTGCAGTAGTTGTAGTAACACCAGAAGCAGCTCAACAAATGTATTTTAAGGGTTGTTTCTTAACTTCATTAACTATTAGTGGAGATGTGGGAGAAGAAGCAGGAAGATTAAAGATTTCAGGTACATTTAAATCTGGTTGTATTCCAGCATTAAATGATACTTCTATTGTTCCAACACACGATAGAGCAAGTTTTAATACAAACTACTTTATGACAGATTATGGTGATTCTGGCTCAACAAATGCAGTAACAACTATTGCAGGTATTTCTGATCCAGTAATGAAATCATTTAGTTTAACCATTGAAAACGATGTTGTTATGAGTGGTTATGATGTAAATGGTAATTATCAGCAAATGCACAGAGGTATTCCAGAAGTGGCAGTAACCTTTGAAGCAGTTGTAAAGTATGATGGTGATACAGATAATCTTATACAAACATTTGGAGAACAATCAACATCTACTGTTGCAAATACATTAACAGCAGCAGATAGTGTGACAAGAAATGTAGATATATCATTACCAACTTGTATTATTACCGATGTAAGTTTTTCAGAGGAAGATGCAATGTTCCTATCCGTAAGTAGTAAAGCAGTAGCTGGTACTTCAGGAAACATTGTTTCTATCACAATACAATAATAAAAACGAGGAAAGTCAATGTCTAAAAAGATAACGCTTAAGAGTGGTGTTAAAGCTACGCTTATAGAAATGTCAGTAGATGCTTTTGATAAATGTATGGATTCTGTACGCTTTGAAGAAGTAGATGGACAGTCAGTAATTAAAAATCAATTTGCATTAAGTACACTTTGGATTAGAAAAGGTGTAGACGGAGCAGATGATAAGTTTATTAAATCTTTATCAATCAACGATAGAGTAGAATTACAATTAGCTATTCAGGAATACAATAGCTTGGGGGAATAGAAACCCTCTCACTTGAATTAAACATATTAATAGATGATTGGTGTGAGGGTTGCAAATATTCTACCTTTCCATATAAAGCTAAGTTACCTCTTAAAAAGAATAACAGCATTCACACCTTTACATCTATGGACGATATATGGTATGTAATCAAGCTATTAAAAGAAGAAGTTGAAGAACATAACGCTACTTCTGAAAGAAAGTTTGAAATACACGAAGCTATCAAATCACACCTACCTTTTTTTGCCTGTACAAACAACTTTATAAACAAAGAATATCAACGAGATATACAACGATATACCTATTGTAAAAAGATGAAAGTACCCCCTTATGAAGGATCATACGGAAATCAACCAAAAAAATGGATTGATAAGTGCAATGTTATAGAAAAAATGTTAAATTATATACAATCAAAACATTACAACAATATGAAAAATGGCTAAACAGTTTGAAATACAATTAGAATTTACTACAAAGGGAGCAAATAAATTAATTGAATCCCTTAAGATTTTAGCACAACAACAAAATAAAGTTTCTGCAGCTCAACGAAAATTTAACAACGCAAACCTAAAAGCAGTTACTGCTACTAAGAAATTATTAATGGCTCAAGAAAAGCATCGTTCTGCGATGTTAAAAACTTCTACACAAATTGCAAAACTTAAAGAGCAAGTAAGACAATTAAGAATGCGTAATAAGCAACTTGCTGCTTCTACTTCAAGAGTTACAAAAGTACAAAACAGATTTCGTATTTCTACTGCTGGACTACAAAGAACTATTGGTTCTATTAGAAATAAAATTCTTCTTGTAACATTTGCTTTTGGTGGTATGGCAGCAGGTATTAGAAGTGCTGTTGAAACTTCAATGCAATTTGAAGCTGTGCAGGTAAGACTTAATTCAATGTTTGGTTCTGTTAGAGCAGGAGAAAAAGCATTCCAAAAATTTAATCAAGTAGCAGCAACGACACCATTTACATTAACAGATGTTGTTGAAGCTGGTGCAGCATTAAAAGCATTTGGTACGAATGCAGAGGAAATGATTAAACCTACTGCCGACTTAGCAGCGTTTATGGGTGTAAATGCTACTGAAGCAGCACAAGCACTTGGTAGAGCATTTGCTGGTGGTGCAGGAGCAGCAGATATACTTCGTGAAAGAGGTATTTTACAACTTATTCGTGATACAAAAGGTATCGAAGATTTATCTAAACTTACATTGCCAGAGTTTAGAAAAGCATTACAAGAAACATTAATAGATCCAGAGGTTGGAATAGCAGGAGCTACAGACAAACTTGCACAAACAATGGCTGGTGCAGTTTCTAATATGGCAGATGCTTTTACAAGAATGAAAGCTGCTATTGGTGACTTTGTAATGATGAAAGGACTAATAGGTGAACTTGCTGAATCTTTTGAAAATGTAGGCGAATTTTTTATGCAACTGTCTGAAACTCCATTAGATACAACCATCAGACAATTAAAAGAAATGAATGTCGATACTTCTAAATTAGAGCTATCTCAACAGAAATATTTAAAATCAAAAATGGAAGAAGAGGGCAATGCTATAACACTAGCAGAGTTTAAAGAGTTAGATGAAAAAAGAGAAAATAACAGAAAAAAACTATTAATTCAACTTGCCGATATACAATCAACAATTTTTGACACAAAGAAAAGAGAAAAAGAAATAACAAAAGAATTAGGAGCTGCTACATTTAGTCAAATCATAGAAGGACAAGAAGCAAGAGAAAAAGAGTTATTAGATGCAAAAAAAATATCAGATGAAAATGAAAAGAAATCTGAAATATTACGCAAGGGAGCTATGAAATATGAAGCTGTTTTATTAAAAATAAAAGGACTGGAAGAGGATATAGTAAAAACAAAAGCAAAGCAAATCGATTTAGGATTTGCATTTTTTTTCGATCCAGATGCTTTAATAAACGCTTATTCACAGTACAAAGAATTAACTAAAGAACAAGAAAAACTATTAGATGAAGGTGAAGCTCTTAGATTAAAAACAAGGGAAGAATTGTTTACAACACATTTTACAAAAATATTGTCACTTGCTCAAACAAATATAGAACAAAGGAAACAATCGGAATTACAAGCATTAAGAGATACAGATAGATTTAGAAATGCAAGTGCAGAGCAGCGACAAGATATGGAAAAAGATGCTCTTAAAAAATTCAAAAAACAACAAAATATTATATTTAAAATTAATCAGGCAAACGAAATAGTTAAAACTCTAATGACAACCCATAAAACTGTTGCAGAAATTATGCTTTTAAGTGAAAAACTAAAAGCAGAAGCAGCAGCAGTTGCTGTTACAAATCCTATTAAATCTGCAGCTATGTTAGCAGCAGCTAAAGGATTAAGAGGGTTGGGTATATCAACTAGAGCAATAGGTGCAGCACAAGCAGGTATTATAGCAGGACAACAACCACCAGCATTTGCTCGTGGTGGTTCATTTATAACTGGTGGACAGCAAATGATTATGGTTGGAGATAATCCAGGTGGTAGAGAACGAGTAGATATTACTCCATTATCAAGTCCAGATTTTGGTGACGCAGGTGGTAGTGGCTCTATTAATGTGAACATTATGGGTAATGTTATTGGCACACAAGAATTTGTAAGAGATAACTTATTGCCAGAGATTGAAAACACAATCAAACGAAATCTTGCGTAATGGCTTTATCAGGCAATAGTGATTACAATGGTGCTTTAGGTGCAAGTATTAAAGAAGAATGGATTTTTGAATTACGAAATAATACTTATAGTTCAGGATCTGCTGCAACAGAATATATAAGACTAGGTACTGCAGAAGTTGGTAGTAGTTCAACTATATATCATTCATTTATAACTAATATTCCATCTATAAGAGAATCTATTGATTTGTCAAAATCTACTGCTTCAGTAGGAAATATTAGTTTGACTTGTGTTAATGGTGCTTTGGCAAATCATAGTAACGCTACATTAGCAGCAGAAATATATGGTGGCACAAGAAGATATATAAACCACGATGTTATAGTGCATTCTAGAGTTGGTGGATATACAGAACAAATATTTAAAGGAAGATTAAAAGATGTTAATATAAATGGAGTTGATACTCTTTCTATGACAATAGCTGTTTACAATCCTATAGAAAATATTAGCATATTACAACATCAGTCTAAAATAGGTAATTTTTTTCCTGTATTTTATGGCACAGGAACACCAGAAACATCAACAGTTTCTAGTCCTGATTTTGTAGATGCTGCAAGAGTATTTCCTGTACAAGTAGATAGTTTAAATAATGATGTATTTAATTGCTTGGCTCACAAAGCTGTTGATGACGGTAGATTACATTATCCAGTAAAAGATATGTATGATTCTACAAGTTTTCCTATTTTTGTTCCCTTAGATGATGTTCAAAACGATTCACACGATGATTACGAGGGAGCAACAAATGATACTAATAAAAATGTATTGTTTACAGATTTAGATTTAGAAAGAAGTTATAAAATTCGTCCACAAACTGTGACTAATCCAAGTAGTGTTACTGGACTTACAATATCAAACGCAGGAAATGCTTACGATTCTACTGGTGCAGGAACAGTTGCTACTTTTGCTTTTAGCTCAGATGCTACTATTTCTCCTGGTGGTACTTATATAATGACTGATTTTCCAAAAGAAGATCACGAAATAACAGAATTAAATTTTCACTTTACACATCAAACAGCAAGTTTTTCTGATACTAATGGAAGTTTAACTGTTACCCTAAGAGTGTTAGCGTATTGGAATAATCCAGATTTAGACAATCCTAGTTTTGTAGATATTACAAGAACTGCTAATGCTAGTTCTACTACTACGATACACGATTTATTAAATACAACTACCTTTTCTACTTCTTTAAAAACAATGCCAGATCAAATAAGATTGTTTGTGTCTTTCAATAATCAACCAGCAGATGCAGGAAATGGTACAGCGAATACTGCAACTGTAACTGTAAAAGATATGTTTTTAGAAGTAACTACTAAGATTACTCAACCAACAGCGTCTGATGCTACTGCTGATAAATTATCTAAAAATAGTGCAGTTACGAGTGTAAAAAAATTATATACAGGAGCAGATGGATTAACTAAATCTTGGAGTACAAGTACGGTAATCACAGATATTTTTAATATGCACAGAGATTTATTGTATAGATTTGCAGGAGTAACTGGTACGCCTGTTGTAAATAACGGAAAAAGTTTATCAGACTTAGAAACAGACAGAACAAATTGGTTTTGCAAATATTATACAAACAAACAAATAGAATTAAAAAAACTGCTAGAACAAGTTCAATTTGAAGGTGCGTTTATACATCGTTTTCGTCCAGCAGATCAATCTTCTCAATATGTTTATATTGATGATACTATGAACACTTTGCACACTATAAGCAAAGATGATATAAGGGGTATGAAAATATCAATTACTCCAATAGAATCTTTAATAACTAAAAGAGAAATAAAATATGAAGTTAATCCTATTAATGATAAAACATTTTTGACGCAAACTTGCGAAGATACTACAAACGATCCACGAGGTGATTACAATATAGCTACAAAAGAAAATGTAGAAACAACTGAATTGACTATTTTGAGAAATAAAATAGGCGATGCGAATATGGGAGCAACTACAACAATAAGTGGCGTTACAGTTCCACACAGAAGTAATGGCTTTGCTAATTATTATAATGCTATTCAAGGAAATCCAAAATTAATTGTTAATACAGAAATAATAAATCCTGGTAGCTCTGGTGGTAGTTCTTATTTTTATTTAATGGAAGTTGGAGATGTGTGTGCTTTCGATCATACAAATCAAGTTATAGCTCCTTTTGGAGAAAGTTTCAATGGAAAGCAATTTATAGTGACATCACTTACTA